CGCGTAGAGGCCAGTGTTGGAACCTGTGCTCCCCGTGTTGATAACACGAAGGCACTCTTTCCAGCCGTCAACCTTGTATTGTTTAAATACAGGGCGTACGACCCACGTGCGATACTCGACCGATTGATAGCAGGGACGGGAATCCTCTTTAAACAAGAGGAATCGTCGATGCTTCATCTTTTGTCGATTAGCACGTTGATGGTTCACATGACTGCGATAGAACCCAATTAAGGGGGATTCCGAAGATTTAAACCGACCCGTGGAAGGGTCTGTATACGTCTCAGGTTTCCTCAAATATGGCAGAGGGCCGTAACGGTCCTCAACCATATCCTTGATGAATTCTGCCGTAATCCAGTAACCCGCATCCCAAAGGGAGTTTGATAGCTCCACATAGGACACGAGTTCACTGGCATCTCTAGTACCGCGATGATTCCACCTGGTCCGTAAACGGATGGGTGTGACTTCGACGCCTTTATAGGCATCGCACCCGCAAGATTCCCGAAAGAATCCGCCAGTGCAGCACTTTGCCTCGTTGAACCTAAGTCCAAATCGAGGGAAATGCTGCAAGAGAGGGATATAGTCTTCATCCCTCACTATGATATCATCGCCATATACGAAAACAGAGGCCTGGGCTTTCGCCCAGGCTTGTTCACTGTAGGGATCATTCCGGAGCCCCCACGAATAAGTGGGAACAGGCGGGTATTGAGCCCTATTTCGTATATATAACACTGCGACAGCTAGTGCAAAAAAGCAAAGCGCCTCAACGGGAAAGCAAACTGCTGAACCCATTGGAGCAAACTTCGCCAATTCCACTACTCGGCCATCGGGCAATCGAGTAAAACCACTACGGGAGGCCAGGAGGCCCTCCAAGAGGTTCGTTCCGCAAAAGAGGTCAGAGACCAATTGCACGGAAACTCGATCACTCGCATCCTTCATATCAAGTGTCTTGAACCGACCGGTTCGAGAACCAGACAAGGCAAGCTTCCTATTAATCGTTTGATCACGAAAATTCACGTGACGACGAGTTAAGGGATGGCTTTCGATCCAGTCGTACATTTTACGCTGGATTCCTTGCTGGATCCATTGGAGTTCCAATGGCTCACAGGATATGAGTCTTGGTCCCCTCGAGTCCTTAGGCACTAACACGACTTTCGCCGTGCCTTGCTCAAGGACTTCTAGGGACTGTATCCAGTCAAGCTGATCTGCGACCTGGTTGGGTCCCAGAACGAAGTAATCCGTAAATGGATATATTCGTTCGACTGAAGAGAAAATCCGGGAGAAGTTTGACTTCTCACCAGGTTCCTCCCCAGTTGAAACAGCTCCGGGTCCGTGTCGGGGCGTAATGTCCCGTACGTCAAACCCATCGAAAAGCCGGCTAAGAAATAGCCGAGCATTCGAGGTAACTGGATCGGACCAAGGCGGAAATTCCGTGTTACGGAGTTCCTCCTCGGTCTTGATGAACGACTCGATAACAGATTGTTCTGTTTCATGATCGTATGGCAAGCTAAGCTTGTATGTAAAATACAAGAACTGTCGCAGATGTTTCAGTGCGGTTATGTCCGGAGAATTCCGAACATATCCATCATTCATGAACATCTTCTCTAGTAACCACCCTAAGAATAGGGGAATTACGGAACCTGGTTTCTTACGAAACCCAGGAACTTGAAGAGGAGAATCACTATGCAAGGCATAATCAATTGCCTTACCTAGCTTGGGAAGGGTCTTCGTTAAAAACGAGATACCTTCTGAATCAACACGAGTCCGCAAAGTGCGGAGATCGTGTCGAGACTCATGAACATTAGGATAACACTGAG